CGTCGAGGCCGCGGGCAGGGCGTGGGCGCGGGCGCGGATGGGGGCTGCGTGGGCGGCGTGGGCGGTGACGCCGTGACCCGCGCGGCTACACCGGCAGACGTGATCGCCGGGCGGGCGCGCTGGTGCGTCGTCGAGGGCGACTCCATTGCGTTACTCGCGTCACTGCCGGATAGGTGCGTGGACGCCGTCGTTACGGACCCGCCATACTCATCTGGCGGAACGTCGATGACCGCGCGACGCCAATCGACGTCCTCCAAATACACCAACGGAGGCGCGTCCGTCGCGCCTGACTTTGGTGGCGACCAAATGGACCAGTGGTCTTGGATGCTCCTGGCTAGGGAATGGCTTGGGGACGCGCGGCGCATCACCGACCCGGTCCGCGGCAGGCTCCTGTGCTTCACAGACGACAGGCAATGGTCTGCGCTCCAGACTGCCATTCAGTGGGCCGGGTGGAGGTGGATGGGGGCCGCGGCATGGGATAAGGGCGAGGGCGTGCGCGCCGTGCCTGACGGCATGAGGCGTCAATGCGAGTTTATTCACTGGGCGACCATCGGCCCGCTCCCACAGCCTTACGAGGGATGCACTGTGATTCCAGGGTGCTACCGCATCCCACCACCGTCCAACAGATCACACCAGACGGAAAAGCCGTCTGACCTCATGCGACAGTTGGCTCGCCTGTGCGTCGACGACGGGATCATCATTGACCCGTTCGCGGGCTCTGGCTCTGCCGGAGTCGGTGCGCTCGCGCAGGGCCGACGGGTCATCCTCTGCGAGCGCGTGCCGGAGTACGCAGACATTGCCCGCCGTCGATGCGAGGCCGCCGAAGCGGGCACCGACTGGAAGGCCGCGCCGGGGCAGGGCGACCTGTTCGGGAGCGCGCGTCCTTGACAGCCGCTCCGCCCCCGTGCCATCATTTCGATACCGCGCCCCCGGTCTGCCACCGGCAGACCTGCGCCCGCACTCCCGTGACCCTCGTCGACACCGCCATCGCGGGCCGCATCCTCGGCCTGCGCGAAGCCGCTGCGCGGCGCGCCGTCGCCCGTGTGGCGGCTCGTGCCGGGCGCGCCGTCGCCGTCGCCACGGGCCGCAGGCCGCGCCGCGCGGTGAGCGTCGAGGACTTCGCCGCGGCGTACGGGCTGAGCGTCGCGGACGTGCTGGCGGCTGCGGCATGACCCCCGTTCGATCCCGCACGATCCCGCAGGAGCTGCACGGCCCGCTGCTGGAGTGGCTGCGCGGCGCGGGGCCCGACGGCCGCGCCAACACGCTGGACGGCGCCGTGGCGTGGTTCCGCGATGTGCACGGCATCCGCACGAGCCGCCGCGCCATCGCACGCGTGACCTCGGGGTACAGCAGCCAGGCCAAAGAGCTTTACGCCTCGATCCTGCGCGACGAGATCCGCGACGCCGTCGGTCCCGCGCTCGATCGCGTCCGCGCCGCGTCCCGCCGCCTCGCCCAGGCGCTCGACGGCGAGGAGGACGTCAAAGCCATCGCGACCGCGACCCGCGCCCAGGTGGCGGTGCTCGAGGCGCTCGCGAAGGTCAGCGGCGTCGCGGCGCCGGTCGCCGTCGACCTGACCTCGGGCGGCTCGGCGATCACGCTGGTGTGGCCCGATGCCAAACGCACTGACGATCACTCTCCCGACGCTCCACCCGAAGCAAATTGAGGTAGCGCGCCACCCCGCGCGCTTCCGCGTGCTGGTGTGTGGGCGCAGGTGGGGCAAGACCCGCCTGGGCGTCGTGCTCGCCATCGAGGCCGCCCTCCGCGGTGGCCGGGTGTGGTGGGTCGCGCCGATCTACGCGCAGAGCCTCATCGCGTGGCGCCTGCTCGTGCCGCTGGCCCGGCAGATCCCCGGCGCCGCGATCCGAGAGAGCGAGCACGCGATTCGGCTGCCCGGCGGCGGGGAGGTGTGGTGCAAGAGCGCCGACAACCCCGACTCGCTGCGTGGTGAAGGCCTCGACCTGCTGGTGATGGACGAGGCCGACTTCATCGACGAGGTCGTCTGGTCCGAGGCACTGCGGCCGACGCTGGCAGACCGCCGCGGCCGCGCGCTGTTCATCTCCAGCCCTCGTGTCGAAGGCGGGTGGTTCCACCGCCTCTTCCTCGACGGCCAGCGGCCCGGCAAGGACGTCGCCTCCTGGCGCTTCCCGTCCGAGACCAACCCCCACCTCGACCCCGCCGAGGTCGAAGCCGCCCGCGCGTCGATGCCGAGCATCGTGTTTCGGCGGGAGTTCGGCGCGGAGTTTGTGTCCGCCGCCGGCGCCCGCGTGCAGCGCGCGTGGGTCCGCACCGGCGCCCCGCCTCCGGGCCTCGACGTGGTGATGGGCGTCGACCTCGCCATCTCCCAGCGCGACGGCGCCGACTGGACTGCCGCGGCAGTCCTGGGCCGCGCGTCCGACGGGATGCTCTGGGTGCTCGCCGTCGAGCGGGTCCGCGCCAGCTTCCATCAGGTGCTGGGGTTCATCGAGGCGATGGCCGAGCGGTGGCGCCCGCGCGTGGTGGGCATCGAGACCGTGCAGTATCAGGCCGCCGTGGTGCAGGAGCTGCTGCGCACGACGAGCCTGCCTGTCCACGCGGTGCGCCCCGACCGCGACAAGCTCACCCGGTTTCAGCCTCTGGAGGCCCGGTACGAGCAAGGCCTCGTGCGGCATGGCCCCGGCCTGCCTGATGACTTTGAGCGGGAGCTGCTGGGCTTCCCGGTCGGCGAGCACGACGACCAGGTCGACGCGCTGTCCTGCGCCTGGACGGTGCTGGCCTACGCGGCCCCGACCTACACCGCCGCCGCCGCCGTCCTGAAACCGGCCGCGCGCGAGCCGCGCCGCGAACGATCCTCCGACCGATGGTAGCCACCTCCCTCCGACGCGTCGCCGACGACGACATCCCGCGCCGCCCACGCGTGGTGTCGGGCCGCGCCCTGTCCGACGTACACGTCACGACGTGGACGGTGGGGCAGGTCCGCACGGCCCTGCGGCTGCACGTCGACGGGGACTTCCACCGCTCGGCCCTGCTCGCCGACGCCGCCCGCGGCGACGACCGCATCAAGTCCGACCTGCGCACCCGCGTCTACGCGGTGACGGGCCTTCCCTTCCGCCTCGACCCTTCCGCCACGGGCGACCAGCGCCGCGCCCGCGCCGTGCGCGACGAGCTCGCCGCGGAGTGGCCGCGCATCTGCCCGCCGTCGCTCGTGCGTCAGATCCTGCGCTGGGGCATCCTCCAGGGCGTCGGGTACGGCGCCGTCTCCTGGGAGTCGTCGGGTGGCCGATGGTGGCCGCGCCCGAGCGTGTGGCACCCGCAGCACCTGCGGCACAGCGACCACCGCGAGGTGCTGGAGGCGCAGACCACGGCCGGCATGGTCGACGTGGTGCCCGGTGACGGCGCGTGGCTGTGCTACCAGCCCGAGGGCGACCGGGGCTGGATGGACGCGTCGATTCGCGGCCTCGCGATCCCGTACCTCCTGCGCAGCCTGTCGCGGCGGGATTGGGCGCGCTTCGGCGAGAAACACGGCTTGCCCATCACGGGCGCCGTGGTGCCTGAGAGCGCGGACACCGACGACAAGGACAATTTCTTCGACGACCTGCGCCAGCTGGCGGGCGAGGGCATCGTGATGCTCCCGCGCGATCGGGACGGCAAGGGCTTCGCGGTCGAGATGATCGAGCCCAAGAACGCCGCGGCGTGGCAGGGGTTCGAACGCATCCTCCAGCACTGCGACGTGTCCATCGCCGTGGAGCTGCTGGGGCAGGCCAGCAACGCCACCGAGGGCGGCTCCTACGCCAAGGCCGTCACCCTCGACCTGATCCGCCAGGACATCCTCGAGGCCGACGCCGCCGCCATCGCCGCGACGCTGCACGCCGACATCCTGCGGCCCTGGGCCCGCTTCAACTACGGCGACCCCGACCTCGCGCCGGTCCCGGTCTGGGACGCCACGCCGCCCGAGGACACCGCGAAGCTCGCCACCACCTGGCAGACCGCGGGCAACGCCCTCAGCGCGATCCAGTCCGCCGCCGCCGCGCAGGGCATGACCGTCGACCTCGACGCCTTCGCCGCGCGCTTCGGCATCCCCCTCGTGCGCCGCGCCGCGCCCCCGCCTCCGACGCAGGACTGACCATGCCCCCTACCCCTGACGACATCGCCCGCGCCCGCCGCGAGGCCCTGGCGCCGTTCTGCGCCGCCGACGTGGTGGCGATGGACGCGGCGTCGTACGAGCGCCTGCTGGCCCACCCCGAGGCCCTGGCGGCATCGTACGGCGAGGACGACGACACCGACGCGCCGCCCTACGAGATCCGCGGCGGCGTGGCAGTCGTGCCCGTGCGCGGCGCCCTGTCGCAGCGTGGCGGGCGCTTCTGGCTGTGGTCGTGGGCTGGGTACGACACCGTCTCCGCGGCCCTCGCCGCCGCCCTCGCGGACCCCGCCGCGCGCTCCGTGGTGCTCGACATCGACTCCCCCGGTGGTGCCGTCGCCGGGATGCTCGACGCCGCGCGGGCCATGCGCGCCGCGGTCGTGGCCTCGGGCAAGCCCTGCGTCGCCGTCGCGTCCGAAATGGCCTGCTCTGCGGCCTACGCCCTCGCCTGCGTCGCCGACGAGATCGTTGTGCCCGAGACGGGCTGCGTCGGGTCCGTGGGCGTGATCGGCACCATGACCTCGCTCGCGCGGATGTACGCCGCCGCCGGCGCCGACGTCCGCGTGATCGCCTCGGGCGCTGCGAAAGGCGACGGACACCCCGCGCTCCCGATCGCCCCCGCCGCGCTTGAGCGCGCCCAGGAGCGCGTTGACGCCCTCGCCGCAGCCTTCGCTGGCTGGGTCGCCGAGCGTCGCAGCACGACCCCGGACGCCGTGCTCGGGCTCGACGCCCGGGTGTTCGGCGGCACCGCCGCCGTTGCCGCAGGCCTCGCCGACCGGGTCGCGTCCAGCACCGACACCATCGCCGCGCTCCAGCGCCGCACCGACTCCCCGCGCCCCCTCGGCGCATCACCCCAGAGGTCCACCATGCACCCTGTCCTCGCCGCCCTGGGCGTCACCACCGACGCCGAGGGCATCCAGTCCGCCTCCGCCCTCCTGTCCCTGCGCGCCCAGCTGCACGCCGCGACGGGCACCACCGACGACGCCGCCGCCCTCGGCGCCCTGCACGCGCTTCGGCGCGACGCTGCCGCCGCTGCGGACCTGCGCGCGCAGCTGGAGGCCGACCGCAAGGCCACCGCCGCCGCCGAGCGCGCCGCGATCCTCGACCGCGCCGTCGACGCGATGCAGCTGACCCCCGCCGAGCGCGCCGCCGACGGCACCGCCGAGGGCTGGACCACGGCGCTCGACAACGCCGCCTTGCGGGCCTTCGCGGCCCGCGCGGGCACCGTGGCGCCCCGCCGCCAGGCCGCGCCCGCCCCCGTCGCGCCGAGCGCCTCCGCGCTCACCGACGAGCAGCGGTCGATCGCCGACCAGCTCGGTATCGCCCACGACGACTACGCCAAGGCCCTCGCCGCGCAGGGCTGACAGCCCGCGCTTTCACCCCCTGCCCGGAGCACACACATGACTGCCACGACCGAAAACCGCCTCACCGACGAGAAGGGCGACAGCCCCATCGCGCGCTGCCTCCCCGCGCTTCCCGTCGCTGCGTCCACCACCATCCGCCAGGGCGTGATGGTCGCCATCAACCTGTCGGGCTACCTCGTCGAGGTGTCCGCGGACCCCACCCTCCGCGTGCTGGGCCGCGCCGAGGAGTACGTCGACAACAGCACCGGGAGCGCTGGCGACAAGACCTGTCGCGTGAAGCGTGGCATCTTCGGCTGGGTCAACAGCGCCACCACGCTCGCCGTGTCCGACGCCCACATCGGGCGCATCGTGTTCGCCGTCGACAACCAGACCGTCGCCCTGCGCAACCCCACGGGCACCTACCCCGTCGCGGGTCGCGTCTACGACGTGGACGCCGACGGTTCCGTGTTCATCGAGCACGGCGCCCAGAGCGACCAGCACGGCGGGGCCGACGACATCTTCCTGCTCGCCGGGGCTGACCTGTCGACCACGGGTCAAAACCGCTTCGTCGCGCTCGACAGCTCGGGCGACGTGGTGCTCGCCGCCACGGCCGGCATGGTCGCTCTGGGCGTGCTCATCAACGCGCCGACCTCGGGCGCCGTGGCCATCGTGCGCCGCCGCGGCCGGGTGCGGATGCTCATGGAGGACAACAGCGCCGAGGGCGTGCTGGTCGCCGTCGCCGTCACCACGGGCCGCGCCAAGACCGCGGCCAACACCACCTGCGACGCCTCGGGCGCCTCGGCCACGGCTGCCCTCACCGGCAGCTTCATCATGGGGCAGATGCTCGAGGAGAGCACCGGCGCGGGCGACCTCGCGCTCGTCGACATCCATCCGATGGGCTGCCGCCCCGGCACCCTGGCCTGAGCCGCACTCACCCAAAGGACTACGACCATGCAGATCACTCCCCAGAGCCTCCGCGACCTGCGCGTGGCTATCAACCAGCTGTTCCAGGGCGCGCGCACCAAGACGCCGAGCGTCTACCAGCAGTTCGCGAGCCGCACGACCGCGGCCACCAAGACGGTGTCCTTCCCCTCCCACGCCGCGACGCGCAAGCTTCGCCGCTGGGACGGCGAGCGCAAGGTCGTCAACGGCAAGGCCTACGACTACCGCGTCACGGCCGAGAAGTTCGAGCTCACGATGGGCATCCCCGTCGAGGAGATCGAGGACGACAACATCGGCGCCTACAACCACCTCGTGATGGACATGGGCGAGCAGACCGCCCTGTGGCCTGACGACCTCGTGTTCGAGGCGCTCCTCGCGGGCGAGACGGAGTTGGCCTTCGACGGCAACCCCTTCTTCTCCAACAGCCACGCGCTCAAGTCGGGCTCGGCCATCGACAACCTGCACGCGTCCACGGCGCTCACCAAGGACAACGTCGCAGCCATCATCGAGCTGATGATGGGCTACGTCGGCGAGGACGGGCGCTCGCTCCGCGTGAAGCCCAACCTCCTGGTGGTGCCCCCGGCGCTCCAGGAAGAGGGCCTCGCGATCGTGGGCGCCAACATCCTCGCGCAGGTGTTCGGCAGCAACACCGCCGCGGCCGGCATCACCAACACGATGCAGGGCCGCCTCCAGCTGGCCGTGTACCCCGAGCTCGGCGCGAGCGCGGGCGGGTCGGATTCGACCTGGTATCTCCTGGACACCACCCGCAGCGTGAAGCCCTTGGTCTTCGTCGAGCGCAGCGCGCCCGAGATGACCTTCAAGAACGCCGCCAGCGACGACAACGTCTTCTGGGACGACGAGGTGGTGTTCGGCGTGCGCGCCCGCGGCGCCGCCGGTTACGGGCCCTTCTGGCTCGCCAGCAAGTGCATCGCCTGACCTGACCGATGGCCTACGCCACCACCACAGACCTCGTGCGCCTCGGGATCGGAGCCGCCGCCCTCACGGGGGTGTCGTCGACGATCCAGGAGGCCGCGCTCGAATCGGCCAGCGACACGGCCGATGGGTACATGCGCGCGAGGTACGCCCTCCCGCTCACGACCTGGGGCGACGATCTGCGGCGGGCGGTGTGTGCCATCGCCGCGTGGGATCTGCTCTGCGTGAGGGGCTTCGACCCCTCCCGCGGGGGCGACGTGGCCGTGCAGGCGCGGTACGAGGCCGCGATGCTCTGGCTCCGCGACGTGTCGCAGGGCCGTGCGGTCGTCTCGGGCGGCAACACCGACCCCACGGCCACGCGCCACGCCCGCGCGAGCGGGCCGCGCGTCACCAGCGACCGGACGCGTGGCTGGTGATCGCCCTGACCCGCGTCGCGGGCCCCGACCTCGCCGCCATCGCCCGCCAGATCCGCCTGCGTCACGGCCCCGGCGTCGAGATGCGCGCGGCGCGCGGTGCGGGCGCTGAGGTCGCGGCCATCGAGCGGCAGGCCTTCGCGTCGCAGTCCACCCCCGAGGGCCGCCCGTGGGCCCCGCTGCGCCAGCCCCGCCCCGGTGGTCGCATCCTGCGGCGCACGGGCGCCCTGCGGCGCGGCGCCACCACGGCGATCGTCTGGGGCGACACCGTGCGGCTGCGTGTGCCGGCTTACGGCGCCTTTCACCTCACCGGCACGAGCCGGATGCCCGCCCGCCCCTGGCAGCCGATGATCCCCCTCGCACCTCTCGTACGCCTGCGCATCGAGACGGCCATCCGTCGGGCGGTCGAGCGATGATCTCGGCCCTCGTCGCCGCGGTCATGCCCTACGCCGTCGCCGCGGTGCCCACTGTCACCCACGCGGTGACGACGCGCGACCCCGGCCACGGCGCACCGCCCCGCGTCGTGTGGCGCCCGCAGTCCGACGCCTTCTCCGCGCCGCGGAAGGGCTCGACGCCGCGCAGCATCCGCACCGTCCGCATGGCCTTCGCCGTCGAGATCTGGGGCGAGACCGTGGCCCAGGTGGAGACGCTGCGGGAGTCCATCCTGCGCGGGCTACACGCCGTCGTCGCGGGCTCCTGGGACGCCACGGGCGGCCAGTGGGCCGCGCCCGGCATGGTCGACGCGGGCGAGCTCTACACGCTGGCGTGCTGGGTCGAGGGCCAGCAGCACGACAGCCCGGTCACGACTGAAACCATCACCGCCGTAGCCGTTACCCCGCCCGCCGCGCCTGTGCCCGGCGAGCTCGACTCTGGAGACACCACATGACCTTCATCGGAGAGGCGACCGTCACGGTCGCAGACGGGGGGCTCGGCGCGCGGCAGCAGACCGACCTGCCCCTGGCCGTCGTCGGCTGCTCGTCGAGCGGCACGGCGGCGACGCCGGTGCTCTGCACGAGCATCGCCCACGCCATCGAGACCTTCGGCCACGGCCCCCTGGTCGAGGCCATCGCGACCATCCTGCGCTACGGCGCGGGCCCCGTGGTCGGGTGCCGCGCGACGGCGTCGAGCGCGGGCAGCGAGTCCGGCGTCACGCAGACGGGCACCGGTACCGCCGCCCTGTCTGTGACGACCTCGGGCGCGCGCGATGCGTACGGCATCCGCGTCAAGATCACCAGGGCGGGCGCCAACCTCGCCGCGGGCCCTGCGATGCGCATCAGCATCGACGGCGGGCTGACCTACGGCGAGGAGACTGCTGTCCCCGTGGGCGGGGTGTTCACCGTGGGCAACACGGGCGTGGGCGTGACCTTCGCCGACGGCACCTTCGTCGTCGACGACGTGTACGCCATCACCTGCACGGCGCCGGTGTTCAACTCGGCCAACGCCTCGGCGGCTGTGACTGCGCTGCTCTCCAGCACCATCGACCATGAGGGCATCTTTGTGGTCGGCGCCGTCACCGGCACGATCTACTCGGCCCTTGCCACGCTGGTGGCGGACGCTGAGGCCGACGGCGTGTACCGCTGGCTCCTGTGCGAGCCGCGGGTGCAGGGCTCGGACAGCGTCGGCACCTTCACCGCCGCGATCGTCTCGGACTTCGCCGACGACGCCTCGCCCCACGGCGCGGTGTGCGCGGGCGAAGCCCTCCAGCTGAGCGCCGGCATCGGCGGCACGCACCGCCGCAACGTCGGGCGTCTGTACGCCGCGCGCCTCGCGGCGATCTCGGCATCGGGCCGATCGCAGCGCCTGGCTGAGTCGCCCATGCGGGTGCGCTCCGGCGCCGTCGCCGGGCTCGACGCGGGCGCGCTGTACCACGACATGCGGGTGCTCACGACGCTGACGGGGGGCCGCTTCTGCGGGCTCCAGAGCATCGTGGGCCGCACGGGCTACTACTGCACCACGCGCTCGACGGCGGCCACGGGCTCGGACCTGACTGACTTCGCCCGGGTGCGGGTCATGAAGGCCGCGCAGAGGGCCCTGCTGGGCATCCTCACCGCGCAGATCGGCGACACGGTGCCGCTCACGGGCTCGGGCACCATCCAGCCCGCCACCGCGGCGGCGCTCGACGCGCAGCTCGGCGCGGCGTTCGCGCGCGAGATGGAGGGGATGATCTCCTCTTCGTCGGTGGCCGTGGACAGGACCAACAACATCGCGACGAGCAACACGCTGCTCGCTTCGTTTCGGATGGTGCCCCTCGGGTACACCACCGCGATCACCGCCACCGTCGGCTACGAGCTGGAGTCCTGATCATGGCCACCGTAAACGGCAAAGAGTACAGCTGGGTCTCGTGTGAGATCCGCATCGGGTCGAGCGCGGCCATCATCGAGGCCACGGCGGTCAAATACCCCTGGAAGGTCGACGCGTCGAAAGTCATGGGTGCGGGTCGCAAAGCGCTCGGGATGACCCGCGGACGCCTCATGACCGACAGCGGGTCGCTGACGCTGCTGGAGTCCGGCTACCGCCAGCTTTCCGCCACCCCCGGGTGGTGTGACGAGACGACCGAGATCATCGTCTCCTACGCGGAGCCCGGCCTGCCCACGGTCGTGGACACCATCCGCGGCGTGCGCTTCACCGGCGCCGACGCGGGGGCCGAAGAGGGCGCCGACGCGCTCAAGCGCGAGGTGTCGTTTGAGTTCACGGACGTGCTGTTGAACGGCGTCAGCCCGATCGCGAGCGTGTGACGTGGACATCGACGCACGCGTTGAAGAGTTGCGCGCCAAGCACCCCGGCTGCGCCATCATCCCCCTGGACATGGGCGACGGCACCGTCGACGTCCACGTCTACCGCTACGCCACGGCGGCGGACTACGCCCGGCACCGCGCCGCGATGCTGGAGGCCGCCAGCGGTCGCACGGCTGCGGCGGCGGGCTTCGCCGAGATGCTCGCCCGCGGCCTGTGCGTCGTGCCCGGCCCCGAGGCCTTCGACACCTTCCGCGCTGCGAACCCCGCGGCCGCGGCTGACATCGGGTCGCTGCTGATCGAGAAGGCCGGAGGGGCGGCGAAAGTCACCCTGGGAAAACTGTAAGCCTGCTCAAGCAGGCTGAGAAAGACGCTGAGACCGGCGCGGAGTGCCTCCTCGCTCTCGCCGGTCACGACCCGCACGAGGCCTCCCCCGAGGCCCGCGCGGGGGCTGTGATGGTCTGGAAGTACCTGCGCGGATTCGACGCGCTCCTCCGCGGCCTCGCCAAGCTCTGACACCTCATGGCCACCGAAACCACTACCTGGGAGCTGCGCGTCGTCGACCGCGGCTCCGCGTCGGTCAACGCCATGCAGGCGTCGATCGCGCGCCTGCGGCGGGAGATGAACCTCGTTGCGGGTGCCACGCGCGGGTGGTCGACGGCCATGCGCGAGGCCAACGCCCGCGCGGGCGCGTCGTCGCGCATCCTCCGCGACGTGCAGCTGTCCTCGGGCCGCGCCGTCGTGGTGCAGCAGGTCCGCGCCGTGGCCATGCACCGCCAGGGCGTGCAGCAGCGCGTGGCGGGGGAGTACCGCGCCGCGTGGTCTGCGCGGGAGTCGGCGCGCGTGCAGATGGCGGTCGACCGGGCGCGGGCGACGAACTACGTCCGGGGGCAGCGCGAAGCGGCCCGCGCCGCGCGCGAGCAGGCCCGGCAACAGGCCCGCGCGTCGCGCGAGGCGCAGCAGTGGATTCGCGGCATGGACCGCGACCGGGTGCGCTCCCTCGCGACGCATCAGCGCGTGCTCGCTGCGGGGCGCCGCGAGACGGCGTCGGCCGCGAATGAGACGACGGCGAGCATCGGCGCCTTCCTCGGCGGGATGGGCGCCATCGGCGCCGTCGCCGCGGGGATCACCAGCACCTTCGTCAGCATCACGGCGTCCATCGGCCAGATGGCCGCGGGGCTCGTGATGAGCACCCTGCGCATCGTCGAGATGCGCGAGGCCGCCGTCACCACCCTGGGCGTCACGATGGGCGGCCGGGGCCGCGCCGAGATCGGCACCATCGGCAGCGCCGCCGTGCAGCGCGCGCAGCAGCTGGCCCGCGCGACGCCCATCAGCCTCGCCGAGGCAGTCGAGGCGCAGCAGCAGGTGGCCGGTGGCTTCCGCGCGCGCTCGGGCGACCAGGGAGAGACGACGCGCTTGCAGGAGCGGATGCTCGCGGCCTTCACCGACGTGCAGACGCTCCGGGGCGGGCCGCAGGCGCAGAGCTTCCTGCTCCAGATGAGCCAGCTGCGGAACAGTTCGCGGCCCCTCATGTCCGACATCCGCCCCATCGCGCAGGCGCTGGGCATGTCCGTTATGGACATTCGCACGGCCACCGCGGAGCGCGCTGGCGTCGGGCGTCGCACGGGCGAGACCGACGTCGCCTTCGAGGCCCGCATCAGCGCCGCGGAGCACTCGGGCCGCATCACGGGCGAGACGATGTCCGAGGGCATCCTGTCGCTGCTCACGCAGCGGACGGGCATGGGCCTCGGGGGCTTCGCGCAGGCCCGCGGGCAAGGGCTCGGCGCCGCGATGAGCAACCTCGCCGAGGCGCCAACGAATTTGATCGCCACCATCGCGGGCATCGAAAACAGCCCCGGCGTCGCCGCGCTCGCGCGCACGATGTCCACCATCGGCGACGTGATGGCGGGCGTGGGCCCCCAGGGCGCACGCCTCCAGGCCATGATTCGCGGCCTCGTCGACAGCGTCGGCGGCGGCCTCGGCGGCCTGCTCTCGCCCGAGCGGGTGACGGCGGCTTTCGGTGCGCTGCTCGACGTGATGCAGCGGGTGATCGTCGCGGTTCGCGCGTCCGTCGGCCCGCTCCTCGACGGGCTGCGCACGGGCTTTGGCAGCGTGGGCAGCGGCACGCAGACGTGGCAGCAGTCGCTCCAGGGCCTGCTGGACATGCTGCCTGCGGTGGCCAATGGCCTCGGGCTCGTCGTCGGGTACAGCGCCCGCATCACCGCGGGCTTCGCGGCGGCGACGTTCGCCGGGCTCGCGCTCCTGTCGTGGTTCCGCTCGATCCCCACCGAGCTCGTGTTCATCGGGCGGTCGCTGGCCGAGTGGTTCAGCACCATCGGCACGCAGATCATCGACGGCCTCCTCGGAGGCCTGCGCACCGGCTGGACGCGCGTCACCTCCGAGGTGTCGTCGCTCGCCGCCTCCATCCCCGCCGTCGTGCGGTCGGCCCTGGGCATCGCGTCGCCCTCGCGGGTGATGATGGAGCTCGGCGCGCACACCGCGTCCGGCTTCGCCCTCGGCGTCGAGGGTGGGGCAGGGGACGCGGGCGCCGCCATGCGGTCGCTCACCGAGCCCCCCGCGGTCGGCGGCGCGCCCGGTCGCCGCTTCGGCGACATCAACATCACGGTCAACGCGAGCGGCAACGCCGACTCCATCGCAGACGCCGTGCGCGCCGCGGTGCTCGACGTGCTCACAGACACCCTCGACCGCGCCGCGGTGACCGCATGAGGCCGCCGTGGGCAGACAGCGATAGTCCCTGGGATCGTATCAGCTTCGGCACGCTCGCCTTCGGCGGCATCGTCGAGATCAGGGGCGATGGCATCAAGCTCAAGACATCGCGTCACAGGGCAAGTGGGTCGAACGGTGCGCGGGCGACGAATCGCGGGTTCGACAATGCCGACTTCACCATCAAGCTCATCGCGTGGGAAGATGAGCACGTTGCGCAGTTCAGCGCGATTCGAGACCTGTTGTTCCCAACCGGCCGCACGGCAGGGACGAACGCGCAACCCGTAACAAATCCCGCCCTCGCTTTTGCAAGGATCACTCAGATCCTTGCAAAAGAAATGTCGATGCCCGAGTTCGAGAACGGGCGACTCGTCACAACGATCAAAGCGTCTCAGTACCGCGAGCCCGATCCGCGCGCCGCAAACGCCACCCGGCGCGTGCGCCCCGCGACGCAAGACGCTCAGGTCGCCCCGGGGGTGCAGGCGCTCTACAGCGCCAACCCCATCCCCGCCCCGAGCGCATCCGGCGCCGCCTCGCCCCCGGCGAACGTCTCCCGCTGACCATGGCCGAGATCACCCTCACCCACGGCACCACCACGGCGGCGGTGACGCACCTGTCGCTGCTCATCCCCCGGGTGGGGCAGTGGACCGCGGACGTGACGCTCGACGTCGACGCCGGGCCCACCGCCGCCTGCACCCTCTCCCTCGACGGCCGGGCCTACCAGGGCCACGTCGTGCGTGGGGCAGCCTACGCGGGCGCATGGCGCGGGCGCATCGTTGGCTCCGTCGCACTCCTCGGCACCGCCCCCGCCACGGCGCTCCAGGGCGCCACGCTGGCGCTCGTGCTGCGCGACCTCGTCGGGGCCGTGGGCATCACTCTCTCGGCCGACACCGGCCCCCTGGACGCCGTAGCGCCACGCTGGCATCGGCACGAGGGGTCGGCCAGCGCCGCCGTCGCCGACATCGCCCGGGCCGCGGGCTACGCCTGGCGCGTGCGCCCCGACGGCACCCTCTGGCTCGGGTCTGACACCTGGTCGACCGTCACCCCGGCGTCGCCCGTCGACGTCCTCGACGAACTGCCCGAGGCCGGCAGAATCACCCTCGCGGGCGACACCCTCGACATCGCCCCGGGCACGACGCTGGCCCTTCGCGGGCGCGACCCCGTACGGGTCGGCTGCGTCGAGCACCGGGCCACGGCTGACGACGTGCAGACCGTGGTGGTGGCCGAGCGCGAGGGTGGGACGCTGCTCGCGGCGATCGAGCGGCTGCTGTCCCGGCTCACCCGCCGCGTCGACTACACCGCCCTGTGGCCCGCCCGCGTGGTGGCGCAGCAGGGCAACGGCAGCCTCGACCTCGTGCCCGACTCGCCCCGCGTCGCGCCCTGCCAGGGCGTGCCGTACCGCACCCTGCGGGGGCTGTCCGTGGACGTCGCCGCCGGCGCCCGAGTGCTGCTCGGGTACGAGGGCGGCGACCCGGCGCAGCCCTACGCGCTGGCGTGGGAGCTCGGGTCTGCGACGTCGGTGCGGGTCAACGGCGGCTCGACGCGGGCCGCGCGCGAAGGCGACTCGGTTTCCGTCACGCTGCCCATCGGCGCGCTCATCCCCCCGGCGTCTCCCGGTGGCCCGCTGCCCGCGGCGCCGCTCACCCTCACCGGCACCATCACCAGCGGCACCGCCGCGCTGAGGCTCCCATGACCATCGACCTCGGCACCGACCTCTCGACGCCCGACGGGGCCGACCTCGACCCCCTCGGCGGCACCGTCTCCGGCGCCCGCGCCGTGGGGCAGGCCATCGCCCGGCGCCTCGTGACGCCCCGCGGCGGGCTGCTGGACGACCCATCGTACGGGTACGACCTGCGGCAGTTGGTAGGCGAGGCCCTCCGGCCCGGCGACCTCGCCACAGTGCAGGCCGAGGTGGCCGACCAGTGCCGCGCCGACGAGCGCGTCGACGACGCCGCCGTCACCGTGACGCAGAGCGGCGCCGCCGTGCGCGTCGAGATCATCCTCGCCCTGGAGGCCGTGGGCCCCCTGCGGCTGGTCCTGTCCGTGTCTGCTGTGACGTCCGAGATCCTTGCCCTGGAGACGCTGTGACGACCCTGGACACGCTCATCACGACCACGACGCGCGCCCAGGAGCTCGACGCGCTGCTGGCGACGCTCGCCGCTGAGGGCCTCCCCGTCACCGCGTGGCAGGCTGGGAACGCCCTCCGCACCCTTGCAGTCGCCGATGCAGAAGCGATTCGCGACCTGCGTGGGGTGGTGTCGCAGATCGCCCGTGGTGGGTACCTCGACACCGCAGAGGGCGGGTGGCTGACGCTGCTCGCGGGCTCGGTGTTCGACCTCACCCGCGTGGCCGCGCAGTACAACGCCCGCGACGTGACCGTGACCTGCGCCAGCGGCGCGGGCCCGTACACCATCACCCCGGCGCAGCTCGTCGCGAGCGACGGCACGCGGCGCTGGCAGTCGACGAACACCGCCAACGTCACCGTGTCGAGCGGCGGCAGCGTCGCGATCCGTGTCCGCGCCGAAGAGCCCGGCGACGCGTACAACGTCTCGGGCGCGTCCATCACCACCCTCGTCGCTCCGGCCCTCGCAGGGCTGACGGTCCTGGGCGGCTCGACCATCGACGCGGGCGCCCCCGAGGAGTCGGACGCCGCGCTCCGGCTGCGGTGCCGCGCTCGGTGGGGCACGCTCGGCCGCGGGGCCACCACGGCAGCGTACGAGTATTGGGCGCTGTCCACGCCCGGCGCCGAGGCTGTGCGCCGCGTGCTGGTGGTGCCCGGGCCCGGGGACGGCACCCTCGCGGTCTACATCGCCCAGGCCGCCGCGACCGCCACGGGGCCGCAGGTGGCCGCGGTGCAGGCGTACATCGACACGCAGTGCCCCGTCACCGACGCGCCCACCGTGACCGCGGCGACGGAGGTGCCCGTCGCGGTGACGGCCACGGTACGAGTGCGGACGGCGAGCGACAGCGCCGCGAACCGCACCGCGGCCACCGACGCCATCGCCGCGCTCATCAACGCAACGCCCCTTGGCGGCGAGATCGACCGCGAGGCCATCCCCGCCGCGATCTACCGCGCCGCGGCGGGGATCGTCGACGTGGACACCACGGTGCCCGCCGCTGACGTGGTGCTGACCGCGACCCAGGTTGCCACCGTCGGCACCGTCACGATCACCTGGGTCCTGGCGTGAGCACCTACCGCGAATGGCAGCCCAGCCTACACCCGACGACCCTCCAGGGCCGGTGGGGCACGGCTTACGGCGCGGCCCTCGGCACGGAGAAAGACCGCCTTCTCGGGCTCGCGAAGGAGGCCGTCACCGTCCGGGGTCTGCCCGAAGACGACCTCTCGGCGCTCACCGCCGGCGGAGCCGACCGCGCCATCCCCCGGCTCGCGGGGGAGGGGCTGGATTCGTACCGGGACCGGCTGCGCGGCGCGTGGGAGTCGTGGTCGTGGGCGGGGACGCCGTACGGCACGGCCCTCGCCGTCGGGCTCCTGGGCTACGGCACCCCCGTCGTGCGGCCCGTGCGGTACTGGCAGCCCAACACCACCCGGCCCTGGGCGATGATCCGCGTCGT